CATATCTGCCACAGATTGAGGCTTCTGCGTCGAGCCACCAGCGTTACCCATCGAGCCAGTGCCACCTTGGGAGGCTTTGACCATATGTGGGTTTACTGTCAAGAACTCTGCTACCATCTCATTGACTGATAACAAATCACCGCTGTCATTGTATCGCGGTACTCCGTTAACGTCTAGCACCTCAACCGTGCCTTCATCGGACAGTCTGGTCTGGTCTTTTAGTAGCTGAGAGACTTGATTTGGATTCACAGCGTTATTGTTAGAAGCCGCACCCAGAATCGCTCCATCTACTAGCGTCTGTTGCAACTTAGACTTATAACTCTGTATCTCCGCGTCTTTCTTTTCGACCGTTTGTTTCAGGACTTTATCGAACTCCCCGCGCTCTTTCTGTCGCTCTAGCTCTGCGGCTTCTTTCTTAGCCAACAGTTCTTTAGCTTCATCAAGGTCAACGCCAGACAGTCGCTTATCGAACTTGCGCTGCTCTCTAGCAACACGATCCGCAACAATGCGGTCTAGTTCTTCCTGAGTAAAGGTCTTGGTTTCCTGACTTTCTACTGCCACAGTTTCAGTCTCTGCTTCTGTTTCCATGATTTCATCGCTCATGTTACGAACCTCTTAAAGAGTATTGGTGAATCGCGAGTGTAGCATATATTTACTTTTTTGGTTTCTTCTTCTTTTTTGGTCGTCCTACTCTGCTACCGTATGTACCTTTACCTTTTGGCATGATTATTCCTCTTCAAATACTGGTCTAAATGAATGCCCGCAGTTATAGCCACCGCGAACGATGAAAGGGTCACCAGCGGCTTTACCAGCCCAACTGCCTGACCAAAGCTCTTTAATCTCTTCATCTGTAAACGTCTTGCCTTCATGCTCTCTACAAAAAGGTCTTGACGTTGCGATCAGGCGGCCAACATATTTCCATTTAGTTGCGCCAGTTTCTTTACCTATTGCAGTGTTAACCGATGCATCGAATTGCATAAGGCTGTCATGTACTTGTTGTTTTGCATATTGAGAAAGCCTGCCTCCTGCCACCTCTTGTATAACCTGAACACTGGCGGCAAAACTAGCGCCTGTTAGCGTGTTCCTGTATACCTCTCGGCTAATAGCGTCGAGATACTCTGCGCCTATATCTTGGAAACCTTGAAACTGCAATGACTGCAACTGGCTAATTATGCGCGGATCAAGTTGCGTAAAGGTGCCGTATGTTCCCAGCATTTCATAGGTACTGGCAGCAACGGCCGTATACTCTCTGATTATTCTGTCTACCTCAGCAAGATACTCTTCCTCGACTATCTGTCGTATCTCTGCCCTTGCCTGAATAGCCCACTCTAAGTCGAATAGGTTGCCGTCTTGCAAAGGTGCAGTAGCAAGCAAATCAGTGATGCGCTGCTCTAACGTCACCAGTGCTGCGGCCAATTGCCTTTGATGGGCATCGGCTATCTGGTTAAGCTCTTCAACGTGATCAACGTCTGCTGGCATTAGCTTTCTTCTGGAACCTGCTCAGTAAATTGCCCTAGCACCTGAGTGCCAGATTCTATCTCTGCATGGGCTTTAGCTAACTGCTCATCATCAAGGATTAGGTCACTAATCTTCTTATCTATCTCCATAGCAAGGGTTGCAGACTTAACGCCTGTGGCTCTCATCTGCTGTAGGAACATCAGCTCTTTATCGTAGTCACGCAGGTCGAATGCGTCTGGGTAGAACACCTCCACATCGGGGGTGACATCCTGCCAATCACAGAACAACACCCACAACTGCTCTTCTGCAAGCTCTAGCAGGTCTGCCTTCTCTGATAGTTTGGCATTAAGCATTTGGAACTCTGTCTGCATAGCCACGCCAGACATAACCTGAGCATCAGTGCCACGAACTGCACCCATATGGCTCATGCGGTTAATAGCCTCTACCTTGTCGTGGATAGATGCGCGTACAGCGTCTAGGTTCTGACCGCTAGGCTGCAACTGGTAAGGCTTTAACTGTGCGTCCATGTCATCGGGTAGATTGATAATAGCGCCAGCGCCTGCACTTGCGTCGGTGCCAAACGACTTAACCAGCGTAGGGTGGTTAGAGATACGGATTAGCTGTTCTATCTCTGACAGTTCTTGGTAGATAGCGCGTTGCATATAGCTGGCATCTGCTATATCACTAAGTCCTATACCTCGCGTAATTGACCTATTCGCTGGCAGGAATACGGCAGGGATACGACCCAGCACGTTATCATCGACCTCAATCATCTTGTCTAGGTCATTCACTGAATGCCACTGCTCTACGCGGTCTTTGTACCAAACGCGGTAGTATGTCTCTGTCGTGGTTTCGTCAACACGAATAACGCTTTCCCTGACCTTCAGATAGTCAAGCTCAAAGCGACCGCTGGCGGTGCGAACGTAGTTCCAGTCCAACACATTCTCAGGCGTAAACATGGTGACATAAGGTCGGATGTCTTGGGCCAGTTCTTCTGCCTTTGTGCCAGCAGTAGACTTAGGCTTGTCCATCATCAGCCAAACATGGCCATACACGCTAGACCAAATCTGAGCTTCACGCATAAACGCATTAAAGCTGCGACCATCAAGATCAGCATCCTTTAAGAAAGGCTCAAGGGCCACGTTATTAGCTGCGCTGTTGTATGCTCTAGTAGGCGGTACACGCCATAGGAAACTGCTGAAAACGTGGATAATGTTCTTACAGTGATTGTCTAATGGAGTCAGATCAAGTCTGCGGTCATAGTCGTCTGTTGTTTCGGATATGTAGCGCGTTAGGTATGCGCCATTGAAGTAATCTTGCCCACCCATGTAGCTGCGAACATAAAACTCCCAGCGTGCTTCGTACTTATCATAATCAGGGTGCGTTGTATCTGCGTTCAATCTCATCAAGTCCACCTTTGTGGTTGTGGTGTGGCGTATTCAGTGCGAACAGGAAACAAGTACTCCACTAAGTAGCCAAGCGCGTCATTCATATGATCGTAGCCATCTTCTTTATTGGGAATGCTTGTACCTTCTTTGTATGTCTGCCTCTCAAGTGACTTAATCGTCTGCTTGCATTTCGGGCTGATGTACAAATGCCGCTCACCATCACTTGACAGTAAACGACTATTCACAGCGTTGATCCGATCCCTAACCAATGCATGCGAGTTTTTCGCCTTAACGCTAAATCCTGCGTTTTGTAAGATCGACAAATCAGTTCGACCACCAGCAGAGGTTTTCCGCTGTCTTGATGCTGGGTCTGGGTAGACAATAATATTTCGTCTAGGGTAGCGGTCTACTATCTCCGCAACCATCTCATCAGTGTTAGACCCGTACATGACAATCTCGTCAACGGCAATCAGCGTCCCGCCTCTACGAATACAGATGACGGCTGACATGGGGTCTAAATTGAAGTCCATCCCAATGTGGAGTGTACCACTATCGTCATCAATCGCCAATACAGACTCTTCGCGATTAAAGCCGTAATAGATAAGGCCAGCGTAGGTTACAAATGCTGCCTCATACTCCTGTTTAAATGTTCGCTCGTCTAGGTCTTGACGGGCAGCGTCAATCTCTTCCTGCGGTACGTTGCCACCCTCAAGGGTTGTGTATTGGAACGACTCCCAATCTCCTTCGCCATTAATCCCAGATGCCCAAAGATCATAGAAGTGATTGCGACCTTTAGGTGTACCGATAAACAGCGCACCCCCCTGCCTATCTGATAGAGATGCCCTGCATACTTCGTACCAAGTCTCTGGGCGCATATCCGCAAACTCGTCAAGGACAATATAGTCCAAAGCTCGTCCGCGCAGGTTGTTGGGTTTCTCTGCGCCTTTTAGCGCGATGTATGACCCGTTAATTAATTTGATAGTCAGCGAGGTTTCGTTGGTCTTGGCAATATACTCTGTCGGGATAGTGCTGATCAGCATGTTCCAGCATATTTCTTTCGCAGCCCCATAGGTGGGAGCAACATACCAGACGTTCTTATTGTCGCCAGATATAGCTGCCCTAAGCAGAGCAGCAGTAGCTGTAAAGGTTTTACCAAATCGCCTGCCAGCAACGACAGAAACAAATCGAGCCTTAGATAAGAATATCTCAGACTGCGGTTTTGTTAATTGCATCGGCATCCACGATTATATTGATTGGGGGTATCTCTTTGACTGGCTCGATATACTCATCACCCCAAGACTCTCTATCTCTTTTCTTCAGGTAAAAAATTATAGAGGTAGTGTCACCACCAACGGCCTTTTCATACAGAGCGTTAGCAACTTCCCTAATGCCTTCGCTCCTTCCTTTTTTTATAGCCTCAGCAAACTCAGGGTACTCGTTCTGGCGCTCATATACGGTAGTGTGGCTCACACCTAAGCAATGGGCTATCTGCATAACAGTTAAGCCCTTAGAAGCCATCTCCTGCGCTTTTTCGCAGGTTTCTTGGTCAGGTATCCACTTAGGTCGGCCACCACTCATTGCTCAGTACCAAACATCTCTTCTGCCATTGCTGCAAACTCCCTGAAGCCCTCGTAAGGCTCGACATTTGAAAGCTCATCCACCATGTTGGCAACGCCATCCTGCCAGTCAATAAGCTCTTCTCGGATCTTGTGCCTTTGGACATCGGTAGTCATTAAGGATTCAATAATCGCATCGAAGCGGATTATTTCGTCATTTAACTCGTAGTCAAAGCAGTCTTCAAGTGATTTAGTCAGGTTTAAATTATCCATTTGACACCCCTAATGTCAGTGAACTAGCGGCATTATGGCATGGTTTAAACGAAAATGTAACTATGTAAGATCGTCGGCAGCGACTGCGCCAAGCGAGAGAA